TCTAAGTACCCGCCTTTTTTAAGTTTTGCGGCAAACTTATTTGAAACGTCTACAACTTTACCCGCTGACCATTTCCAGCCGTTTTTATTGTATGGTTTTTGCAATGTTACCTTCATGCGTGCAATTTACTGCTTTTAAATTTCACCTTCAGGCGATTCAGGGAACCATCCGTTTTCATCCATATACTCCTGTGTTCGAATCGTCGTATCGCTTGGAACGATATGCCCGAACGGAAACTTTTGATTGACCTGCACGTAGCTGCTGAGTCCGTACCGCTCATCGTTCGACAGCTCAGGAAAACAAGCGACAAGGCGTTCGAGGTTTGCCGCGGGGTGAACGTTGATAAGGTAATCGGTATCAACCTGCAACGCGTTCTGTACTCCGTCAGGGTGTACGATAATCCCGAACACGGTCGAAGCCGCTTCCCCGTCTGCCTGTATCAATACAGGGCGGGAGATGTTGTAGAGTTCGCGCGTGATTTGGTACGCTCTGCGCTCGCTTGTCTGCGTGTCCGTTGGTAGGACTATGATATATCCGTTCATGAGTATATGTTGTAGAACGTGTTGATGTTTGTTTCAATTCCTGCGCGGTTGTTTGCTGCGTCTTGGTCTGAAGGGTATATTATCATTTCTTGCATAGTTCCTTGTATATATCGCTGACCTCCCCCATAATACATTCCAATAGAATTTGCACTTGTTATTGCTGTTTGCGTGTATGATACTCCGCTTTGGGTAAGACTTGCATTTTCATAAATATTGGAACCTGTCGAATTTAAATACAATTCAACAAATTTATACCCCGTGCTTAACGCAGTGCCTTTCCAACCGCCATCATAATAAGCACCTGAAGAGCCGCTAATAGCAAGCCTTCCAGTTTGCGTGTCAAAGAACCAATCATTAACAATTGAAGAGCGATTCAACACAGCCATAAACGTATAATCCGAAACAGAGGCGTTAATTGAGTCCGTATTTTTTAAGCCTGATGATGAGAATAATAACGCAGGTTTGTTCCCCTCTGTTACAACGCCCGTTAAACCGTCATAAATTTTAGGTCGTTCGGCGGCTGTTCCGTTGCTAAAATCAAAACTATTTCCGCTTTGGTCGTACCACTTCGAGACAAACCCATCATTTGAACCGCAGTGCGCTGCCAGTGCGACCGTATCGAGCTCACCGAATACATTGAATCCCACGTTAGCGTATGAACTCCCGTTGTAAACCTCTACCGCTGAACCAACGTAGGAACTCGAAAGCCGTCGCAATGAATACGCAGCCGCTGCACCTGAATACGTGTCGAGGAGTGGCGTGTTTTGGGTGAAGTAATCGCCTATGTTTTCTTCAATACTCGCTTGGTCTGTGCCTGATTTGGCATTCGCGTAAAAAATCAACTCCTGTTGTTTTCCGTCGTAAAACGTGGTTTGTGTTGGAGTGTTACCAATTGACCAATCTGTGTTGTCGGTGTTTATTGTCGCGCCTGTGCTTGTGCCTTGTGTTGTGATTGAACCGTTTAAATAAAAATTTGCATCATTTACAGTTGTCCCGTCAAATACCAAAGTTCCGAGGCTGTATATAGTTTGGGCGCTGTTATTAAAAGCGATGCGTCCACTTACACGCAGTTGAGTTTCTGCGGTCAATTGCCACGCCGTACCCGTTGCGCCAGCTATAGAATTTATACCATATATGATGTCACTGCTTGTCGCTGTGTTCGCTTTTGAAACGGTGAAACTTGTTCTGTTTGTAGTACCTGAAAACGGTGGGGTGCTACTTGTCAAACTATCGCTTGTCCCGTCAAAGTCTAAAGCCAACTTCCCGTTTTCCTTCACCAACGCCCCACCCGTGTAGATGGTCGGTTCGTTTGCAGGTGCTGCGGCTGTCGCTGTGTTCCCGTTTCCTGATTGGTCAAGCCATTGGTAGACCGTGCAACTCGTACCCGTGCAGAAAGTCGTGATAGCCGCCTCGTCAATGTTTCCTGAAGCGTCAAAGCCTATCGTTGTGGTCGTGCTATCCGATGCCCTGCGGATGACCATGCACTCAGTAACGTTTCCGTTCAGCCTTCGCGTAGAATACGCGGCTTCTGCTCCGCTGCCATACGTCTCGTTTAAAAGACCCGTGAACGCTGGGGCTGCTGTTACCTCTTCCCACGTTTGAAACAAGGTGAACGGTGGCACGCCATACGTTGCGCCATCCTCGAACGCGTCAAAGACGGCCACAGTATTTGCATACGTTGTGTCGTCTGCAAATGTGTGGATTAACGTGTAGTCGCCTATCGCATCCGAGTCGCTTATAAACCCTGTCTTGTGGTAAATCTTTCGTTTGATAACCTTGCCCGCTGTTGGCGTGTCGGGGCTTGCGTCAAGATAAATGCCGTCGCCCTCTGCTTTAACTGAATAGGCCCGCTCGATACCGTTACCAATTACATTAATTCCCGTTTCTACCTCATCTTCAAAACGGTTGGTGTAACTGACCTGCGATTTGAACGCGCCCGCTGTAACGTCATAGATTAGCGCCTGATTGCCTGCCGGGCTGCCCACTATACTCACGTCGCTCAAGTCGTTTAAGTCCGTAGGTACGGCGCTGGTGTCGGCCTTTGCATTTAACGCCGTTTGTGTTGCTGTGCTTACTGGCTTATTTGCGTCGCTGGTGTTATCTACGTTGTTCAAGTCGGCACTGTTGGCCTTGGCGTTTAGCTCGGTTTGCGTGGCCGTGCTGACTGGCTTGCTTGCGTCGCTGGTGTTGTCCACGTTACCAAGTCCAATCTCGCTTTTTGTTAAGCTGTCATTCGTCCACTCGCTGCCGTCGTACTTTAAAAGGTCGCCCGATTCAGGGCCGCCCTGACCAAATTGCACGTCAGTTAACTGGCCTAACTGAGTAACGCCGCCCGCGTCATCTGCTGGCTGCCATTCCTGTGCGGCTGCATCGTAGGCAATTAATTGGCCATCCGTTACGCCTGTCGTATCAACGTCTGACAATTCGCCAAGCGTAACGCCTGTAATGGGGCTTCCTTGCGCTATCTCAAAGTTGCTGCGGCTTACCCTTACATCGTAGTCCGATGTGATGTTATAAGCCCTCTGCGCCTCATCAAAATCAATAACCTCGCCAAGGTATTGAATGCTTTGAACATTCACGCCCGAATATGTGCCCGTTACGCGGTCAAGCGCAGCCCGCACGTGCGTGGACATATCAATGCACTCGGTGTAACTGGTCGAATATAAATTCACCTCGACTTGTGCCGTGTCCATTTTAGACGGCTCGCGCTTTGTGTCGCTCGGTTCGTTGCTGCTTATGTTGTACACTACATATGGCAAAACCGCGTCCTGCTGCGCAACTTCGGGAAAAATTCGGTTGTCAACTATGGCGCGTAAATCCGTATCTGCTAACAATAAATTAAAGACTGCTTTACCAACTGTCATTTCATAAATCTTTCAAACTCCTGTTTATACAATTCGATTTGCTTGCGCTTGGTCTTGCCAATTCCAGCTTTTATGCCCTGCGTTAATTTACCTTTGTTTGGTGTTTGCATAATGATACCGCCTCCGCCTTTCTTGCCGCCTTTTTTCATCGTTGCAGGGCGTGCGCCCATTTCCACAATATGAGCAAACCAGCCATCCGCGTTGTCACGCACTTTGCGCTTCAATTGGTATTTGCCTGCATTGTTTGCACGCGGTCCAATCATTGCCGTATTGCTTCCTTTGCTAAACCAAACGCCGATTGATTTTTTAAGCTGGTTTTTTTTTACTGTTACGTGCTTGCCGTTTTTCTTGTGGATTTTTATGTCGTCTTTGTACGGCTTAAGCTTTCCGCGCATTGCCTGCACTGTTTCTTTACCTGCCAAGCGGTTCGCCCTTCGAAATTCCTTTTTGTTTATCGTGCCAAATCGTGCGGCTCTGTCTAACCGCTTTTCGATTTTGCGAAGTTGCGCCTGCATCGTGTCCATTACTCACCCGTTGACGTTGTGACAAGCCTTAAACCTTCCTCGCGTCCGATTTCCTGCACGGCTTCAATTTGATACAGTTGGCCGCTGTAACTTACGCGGTCGCTTGGCCGCAAGCTGCTTACTGTGCTGCTGTACCTTATGATAAAATGCACAGGTTGAACCGCATAAACTTGGTCGCTTTGTATGGACTCGCTACCGCTTCCACGGTAATTTACTTCAGCCCAAACCGTGGCCAAGGTTGTCCACGTTTCAGCACGCTCGCCGTAATCGTTTACCGTTAGCGTTGCGCGCTCTATCGTTATTCGCCTGTCGAGTTTCCCGATTTTCATACACTTGTAACGTTGCGATATGGTGAAATAATGCTGTAAATACCCAACGGCAATTCGTGCATTTTGTAGCCTGTCACGGTTTGCCGATTCTCGTACAGATGCCCAACAAGCAAACGGATAGCATGAACAAGCGGCTGCGGGATTGCATCCTCTGCATATCCTACCGTCATATTCACCTGCACCGCGTTAAATGTGTCGTCGTATAGGTCGGGCGTATTGTCAAACGTAATGCGCGCGCTTTTGGTTTTTATGTCAAACCAATATTTAGCGGCTGGTAGCGTTTGCGTTGCGTTTGCCGTGTCCAAATACGTCACGGATGCAATGGAGTTAACAGGGCCAATTGGAAAGCGCACGTTATAAAAGTAGTCGATATACCCCACGGCGGTGACGTCACCAAGTCGCGTATTACATACGTCTTCAATCCACGCTATCGCTGCATCTCTCAGCGCCTCGATTAACGTGTCTTCGTCCGTGTGGTCCACCCTCAAATGTTCTTTGAGCTGTGCCACGGTTATAATGCTATCAAGGTCGGGCGTGCCTGTTATTTCTACGGTCATCATGTCGCTAAAATACGGACAAAAAAAAGAGGGGCCTAAGCCCCCCTTTCACCAAACTATAACCCAACCAAATTAAGCGCTCAAGTGGTTTGCTAAAGAAAGCGCCCCCGGCTGTCGCAAATCGAAGTCAAAGAATCGGTTAACGTGCAATGCAATTTGTGCAGTGCCTGCATCGCTGTACGGGTCAACAAGCAAATCGATGCCACCGAAGTAGGCAAGAATTGCACCCTGAGCGAAGTTTCCAAAAATCATTGAACCCTTAGCGGCTGTTGTTCCATCAACTAAAAATCCATCGACCAAATAAGGTGTAGCCACTGCGTTGTACATATTAAACTGGCCGTTATCCCACAAAGGGGTAACTCCTGTAACCTGCGCCAAAACCTTTGATAGGCCGTAAGCACCCGGCGACATAACGTAGTTCGCGCCTGCAAGGTTTGCACCCGCTGCAAGTGCATCTTCCTCCATCTTGTTAACGATTGCAGTGGTCAACGCTGCATCAGCTACGCTTGACTGATTCACGGCAGTAGATGCGCAAATAGTGTCAAAAGCATAATCATCTACATAGGCGTTCATTGCTGCTGCCAACTCGTTAGCAATAAGCGCATCAACCTCAGCACCGCCCTGCAAAACAAGTTGCTTGCTGTACTTGGTGTTTGCTGCGACACGTTGTGGAGTCAATGACAATTCATCCATTTGCATGGTTGAAGCTGCATCGGCTGAAACTTCTGTCTCACCTGTTCCAGCTGCTTTATTGCTTACACGTGGAAACTGAAGGTTTCCGGTAGCATTTCGAATCACTGTCGTGCCGAGTCCTTCGACTACTGTGGGCGCTCGTAATGCTTCGATTGCAGCAGGTACAACAGTAGGAACGAATCCTGAACCGTCGCCGCTTCCTGCTTGGAAGTCGTCAGCAGCTCCAGCACGCAAAGCAATAGAAGGAATTGCAATCTGTCCAGCCATCTGTAAACCTTGGCTTCGTGCTTCCTTGCTTGCTTCACTTGCCCACTCTGCTTCTGCACCTTCCAAGTTTCGACCGTTTGCAACGGCAGCTACTGCTCGGCTCAAGCTGAAAGAACCATTCACACGCTCAACTTCGCGCTGCTCTGATGCTCCAGCTGTTCCGCTGTGCGCCATGCGTGCGACCATATCCTGCTCGCGTGTTTTGTGCTTNATNTTNACNTCAAGGTCTTGNACCATGTTGTCAAGCTTATCGCATCGCTCTTGCTCTGCTTCTGTAAGTACGCGGCCTTCTGAGTCCGCCTTTTGGCCAATGGCTACGAATTCTTCGTAGTTCGCATTGCGCTGGCCTTTCAAATCGTTTAAAGTCATCTTTGTAATATTTTGCGTAAAGTTACGCGGTTCTGTTTTTATTGTTTCAGGTTCTGCGCGCTTTTCCTCTACGGGTTCAACTGCTACCTGTTCGTCTTTCAATTCCTCCACTTCCTGCGCCGCCGCTGCCATGTTTCGCGCATACACCGAAGCCGTAGGAGAGGCCGGATATGTCACAGCGCTTGTATCTAACAGCCTTCCAACTTTTGTGATGGTTCGCGTGCTGCGGTCTTCGCTCCACGTGTCGTCTTCAATTGTGAACGCAAACGAACTTTGTGTAATGTCGCCGCGCTTAATCAGCTTGTAAAGGTCGCGCCCGTCCTGCGTGTCGGCAAGTGCTGCACGATACTTCAAACCTTGCTCGTCTACGCTAAGTTCTAACGTGCCGTTTGTAGTTCGTGCCAAGGGTGCGCCTGTGTGATTTAGTAAAAACCTTACATCGTCCTGCATTACGTCATCGAATGCGCCACGTGCTACGGTTTCTTTGAAGTATCCTAAATCATACTCTATATCGAAATTGCTGGCATAGCCTTCGACTACTAATGCGTCATCGCCTGCGGCCCGCACTTCTGCCGTTCGCAGTTCTACGTTCTCGCCGTATTGGCTGCGCAGTTCTTCCGTGCGCTTGTCGTCTTTATTCTCCATTGTTATTTGTTTCTGAAACTTTATCCGAATAAGCGCCAAGCTTATCCAATGCGATTTGATTAATCTGCACCGTGTGCGTGTCACCTCCGTCCGTTGGGTTCATCTCTTCTTTGCCTCTGACTTCGTTAATACTCAGCACGCCGTTGTTTAACATCTTCGTGTAGAAGTCTGCGCGGCTCTGCATGTCGCCCCTATACAAATCATTCAAGTTGAATTTGCTGTATATCTGTGGGCGCTCCCGTGACTGAATCAGCTTTCTATCTATCTCCTGCTCTATGCGCTTGGCCCAAGGTGCAATCGTGTGCCGTGCAAATTGCAAGTTTTGCTGTTCAACGTTGTTGTAAGTTGTTTGGCTTTCGAGTTGCACCAATGTCGGCGGCACGCTAAAAATGCGGCAAATTTCTTCGGCTTGGAATTTACGCGTTTCGATAAACTGCGCTTCGTCAGGGCTGATGCTGATTCGTGAATACTTAAACCCAAACGGCAGCAACTTCGTGCCAGCTTGCTGTGCGGCCTTGTTCCAACTGCCTTGAATTATATCCATCTGCTCTTTCTTCAAAGGCTGGTCGCTGGATAGTATCCCCGTCATTTGCCCGCCGCTTCCAAAGTATTCAGCGCCAAAATCCTCGGCTGCTTTTGCTAGTCCTAAATTTTCGCGGTGCAATCGTATCGGTGACTTCCTTTGTAGGTTGCAGATTTCCAACATGTTCTCGGCCTGAACTATGCCCACATTGCGCACGCTGTAAACTATCTGCCCGTTTACGGTTTTGCGGTCTACATCGTAAACATCCAAGCAAATTAAGCTTGTAACGTAGCCACGGCCATCGCGCTCAATCAGTGCATAGCCTACGCCGTTAATTACTGCATTGCTTATAACAGTCTCCCAAAAGTCAAATGCTGTTTGGTATTCGTTTGGCTTGTACTTGATAACGTCATACGCAGGATGCACGTTTGCGGGCTGGATTTCTCGCCCGTTACGCTCATATACCTCAAGGTCTAAGCTGGCCAAGGTGCTGGCAATCTTGTAAACGCAGGCATAAACCGTCGAGATTGTTAACGCGGTGTTCTCGTTGATATTCGCACCGCTTACCGTAGTGCCGTAGATACCTAAATCATTCGCCAAGGTCTGTGAATCGTACTTACCGACTCGATACCTCAAAAGCGCGTTCAATCTGTCGCGAAGTGTTGCCATGTGCCGCTAAATTACGATAATGATATTATATCAAAAACAGTGTCGTGTGCGCCGCTGGTTTTGTGGTGTCCGTATTCGTTCATTGCAATGATTGAAGCTATGACGCCATCCACTTTTTTGCTTTCGTGCCTCTCTTTTGTTACGCGCTTATTTT